GGAGTTCAATACGCAATCGTTGAAGATATCGTATCTTACGGATTAGGACTATAATCTAATAACAAACAATAATAACGAGGGTAGGTGGTTAATCTGCTTACCCTTTTTTAATAACTTTAAAACATAAAACACAATGGCTTGTTTACTTACATCTGGTAGAGCTTTACCTTGTAAAAGTAGTGTTGGTGGCTTAAAAGCAGTTTATTTCGCAGATTATGGTACGTTGGGAACAACTACAATAGCATCTGGAGAGATTACTGCAATAAGTGGAACACCAGACTTCTTTAAATTTGATATCAAAGGTAATTCTTCACTAGAAACCACAATTAATAGTTCAAGAGAAAACGGAACTACATTTTACACACAAACTTTAAATTTAACTTTACCAGTTTTAGATAAAGCAACACAAGAACAAATAAAATTATTAGCTACTGCAAGACCTCACGTTGCAATAGAAGATTATAATGGAAATTTCTTTTTAGTTGGTTTAGAACACGGAGCAGAAGTTAATGGAGGTACAGTTGTATCTGGAGCAGCAATGGGAGATTTAAGTGGGTTCACTTTAACTTTAGAAGGTCAAGAAACTGACCCAGCATTTTTTGTAACATCAACTGTTATTACTGATAACGAAAGTGCAGTACAAATAGACCCTAACGCATAGGTTTTTTTAATTTTTTTCATTTTAAAAGGGTAGTCTTAATTGATTACCCTTTTTTTTGTTTTAAATAAATAAAAATACAAACTTTTAGTATTATATATATATGAAACATTTAACACCTACATCTGATGCACAAACAATAAAGATTATACCAAGAGTATATTCAACAAGTGTTACCATAAAACTAAGAGATGATAGTACAAACAATGAAGTAACAATTTTACCAACTGCTATAATCAATAAAAATTATGTTGAGTTGTCAAATGTTTATACATTAATTGAGGGTAGGTTTTATGATTTAAAAGTTTATAATGGTCAAGGCTCAATAACAGAAGCAGATATTATTTACAGAGATAAAATATTTTGTACTGCACAATCAACAAACCAATCTAACAACGAACACTATACAATAAACAAAGATGTGTACAAAGAAAAGAGTGGTAATAACGATTTTATAATACTATGAGTAAACGTATAAATAAATACAGAAAAACAACACCATCAAAAGCATCTAGCTCAAAAGTTAGTTTTGTTAATTTATCATCTTACACATCTCCAGAGATTGTAGAAACAAAGAACAAAGAATGGGTTGAATTTGGTGCTGACAACAATTATTTTCAGTTCTTAATTGACAGAGCAAACGGAAGTGCTACATCAAGTGCTTGTATTACTGGTATATCTCAAATGATATATGGTAAAGGTTTAGATGCAACAGATAGTGCAAAAAGACCAGAGCAATATGCAAGAATGATATCTTTATTTAAAAAAGATGATGTAAGACGTTTTGCATACGATTTAAAGCTAACTGGACAATGTGCAATACAAGTAATATACTCAAAAGACAGAAAGTCTATTGCTAAAGTAGAACATTTACCAATTGAGACTTTAAGAGCAGAGAAATGTGGAGCAGAAGATAAAAAAGTACAAGCATATTACTATCATCCAGATTGGGTTAATATAAAGCCATCTGAGAAGCCTTTAAGAATACCAGCCTTTGGTATTTCAAGTACACCACAACCAATTGAGATTTTATATGTTAAGCCTTATGAAGCTGGTATGTATTACTATTCTACTCCAGACTATCAAGGTGGGTTACAATATGCAGAGTTAGAAGAAGAAGTATCTAACTATCATTTAAACAACATAATGAACGGACTTGCTCCATCAATGTTAATTAATTTTAATAATGGAGTACCAGACGAAGAAAAACAAACCTTAGTTGAAAATAAAATAAAAGCTAAGTTTAGTGGATCGTCTAATGCTGGTAAATTTATACTTGCTTTTAACGATGATAAAGAATCAGCAGCAGATATAAATCCAGTACAATTATCAGATGCACACAACCAATATCAATTTTTATCAGAAGAATCACAAAAAAAGATAATGATATCACACAGAATTGTATCTCCTATGTTATTAGGTATAAAAGATTCAACTGGCTTTGGTAACAATGCAGAAGAATTAGAAACTGCATCTATTTTAATGCACAACACAGTTATAGTGCCTTTTCAAGAACTTTTAACTGATGCATTTGATAAAATACTTGCTTTTAATAATATTGCCTTAAATCTATATTTTAAGACGTTACAACCATTACAATTCTTAGATTTAGATAATGTAAAAGACGAAGAAACAAGAGAAGAAGAAACTGGTGTTAAGATGTCAAAGGTATTTTCTGATTTAGAACAACTAGGAGAAGAAGAAGATTTAGAGAATTGGGAATTGATTGATGAAAGAAAAGTTGATTATGATCAAGAAGATGAGTTAAATGAAGAACTAAATAAATTAAACAATCCTAAACTATCTGTATTGTCAAAGATGTACAATTTTGTTACTACTGGAACTGCTAGACCAAATGCAAAGAGTGAACAAGATGGAGAAAATGAAGAGGGAGTACAATTCAAAGTAAGATATCAATATGCACCATTAAGTTATAGTGCAAATAGCAGAGCATTTTGCAAGAAAATGGTAGATGCTGCTAAGATATACAGAAAAGAAGATATAGACAGAATGAGTACAATGCCAGTTAATAAAGGCTGGGGATTAAACGGAGCTGATACTTATGATATATGGTTGTATAAAGGTGGTGGAGATTGTCATCATTTTTGGATGAGAAAGACATACAGAGCAAAGAGTGCTAAAACAAAAGCAGATGTTGGTAATCCAAATGCTGAAGTAAGTGTAAACAAGGCTAAAAAAGAAGGATTTAAACCAGAGGTAAATGCAAAAGAAGTTGCTAAAAGACCAACGGATATGCCAAATAACGGATTTGTAAATAAAAAGAGATAATAAATGGCAACTGCATTATTTATAAGTAGAACAGATTTAGTAAAAAATAGTATTGTTGATGGAAACGTTGATACAGATAAATTTATACAATTTATTAAGATTGCACAAGAGATACACATACAAAACTATTTAGGAAGTAAGTTGTATAATAAAATATCAGCAGACATAATTGCAGATAGTTTAAGTGGTAACTATTTAGATTTAGTTACAGACTTTATACAACCAATGTTGATCCATTACGCAATGGTTGATTATTTACCATTTGCAGCATATCAAGTAAAAAATGGTGGAGTGTTTAAACACACATCAGAAAATGCTGAAAGTGCAACAAAAGATGAGGTTGATTTCTTAGTACAAAAACAGAGAGACTTTGCAGAATATTACACAAGAAGATTTGTAGATTACATTTGTTTTAATAGCACTTTGTTTCCAGAATATACAAGTAATACAGATTCTGACGTATATCCAGACAAAGACGTAAATTCAAGTAATTGGGTGCTATAATGAAAGGAATGTACAAACCAAAAAAAACAAATGTTGTTAAGTTAAAAAAGTATCTAACAAAAAAGACAAAAGATGGCAAACGAAATATATCCAGTTAGTTGGTGGGGTAGTCCAGTAGAGAATGGCTGGGGAGGTATCTATTATGATTTATCAGTAACAAGTGAAGTACCTAGTTTATTAACTACATTACAAGCAAGAGCAGACTACTACGAGAATGTAACTTGTACAACTGCAACATTAACCACAATTGAAAACATAGAATAGTATGGCAGATAATTTATTAGATAAAGCGTCAATATTACTTACACCTACTGCATACAACGATGGTAGTATGTTAAGCGTTAAGCCAAATGAGAACTTATATGGCTCAGAGCTTGTTACAAATGGAGATTTTGCTACGGATAGTAATTGGACTAAAGGAACTGGTTGGAGTATAAGTGGTGGTAGTGCTAATTGTGATGGAAGTCAGTCTAGCAATTCTGGATTAGTTCAACAAAATGGTATTTTAGGAGTAAGTTTAGATTTAGTTGTTGGTAGAACTTATAAAATGGAATTTAATATCGTAGTAAGTTCTGGATTTATAACTAATATTGAGGTAGGTGGAAATTATAAATATCCTGCACTATCAAGTTCTGGAACTTATACTTTTTACTTTACACCTACATCGACAAATGATAGAATAACTTTTACTGCAAGTTCATCATTCATTGGCTCAATAGACAACGTTTCAGTAAAAGAAGGTTTAACTGGAGATTTCACATTCAGTAGAGGTTCTGCTGCAACTAGAGTAAACGCACAAGGTTTAGTAGAGGAAATAACAGATACAGACATACCTAGAATAGACTACACAGATGGTTGTGGAAGTTGGTTATTAGAGCCACAGAGTACCAACTTATATCTTAATTCAGAAACATTATCAACTCAATCAAACACAACAAGTGCTAGTACATATACAGTTTCTTTTTATGGAACTGGAACAATTACTTTTAGTGGAACACATACTGGAACTTTAGTTGGTACTGCTGCTGATGAGAGGGTATCTGCTACATTTACTGCAACAAGTGGAACTTTAACATCTACAATAAGTGGTACTTGTGAAAAAGGTCAATTAGAAGGCTCAAATGGCTTAGGGTCATTTGATGGCTCTTACGCAACCTCATATATTCCAACCAACGGAGCTGCAAACACTAGGCTACAAGATATTGCAAACAATAGTGGGAACTCTACTTTGATAAATAGTACAGAGGGTGTATTGTATGCAGAGATAAGTCTTTTATCTCCTGCGACAAGCAGTACAATTATATCTTTAAGTGATGGTGGGGCTAATAGATTGTATTTTGAATTTTTTACATCAAATAGATTATACGCTATTATTGAAAATGGCTCATCATCATTTAACACAGTACAAACAATCACACAAACCGACAATAATAAACTTGCCTTTAAATATAGTGCAAGTGGTTGTAAATTATACATAAATGGTACGGGGTATTCTTTTGGTGGATTAAGTTTTTCAAGTGAAACTTTAGATACTTTAAATTTTGCATCATCAAACGGAACATCTTCTCCTTTCTACGGAAAAACAAAAGCAATAGCAGTTTACAAAGAAGCATTAACAGATGCAGAATTACAATCTTTAACAACAATATAAAATGCACATATACAAATTAGTTTTTGATACAGAACAACAAGGCAAACAAGTCTTAATAGATAACAACGTTTGGGAAGAAGTAACAGAAGAAGGTGTTACATTTATGCAGTACATCAACGGAACAAAAGCAGTTGTTTACATTGGTAAAGTAATAAAAACACAAGGTACTTATGACCCAGATGGTCACGAGATAACACCTCCAATTTATTACGATGGTGTTGCTTATGATATAATGAGTACAGACGACTTAGACTTTGGCTCAAATGAGGTTTATCCAGGTGATGCTTCAGCACATCAATTTTACGGATACCCAAGAAACGCAGAAGTACCTAAACCTTAACAAATGGATATGCAAGATATAAAATTAGGTGCTTTAAACTTGATAACCTTTATGGTTAGTTTTTCTGATATAGAACAATGGCTAAAATTAACTTTACTTTTAGTATCTATTGTTTATACAGTTATGAAGATTTACAATCTAGGTAAAAAAAACGATGACAAAATATTTTAAAGAAGTAGAATATAAAATGGATGCAGACTTTCTTGCTAAGCTAGATAAAGCAAGAGAATTTGCTAAAGTACCATTTGTAATTAATTCTGCTTATAGAAGTCCAGAACATCCAGAGTCTATTAAAAACCCTACATCAAGTCATATAAAGGGTTTAGCAGTAGATATAAAAGCAACAGATAGTAAAACAAGATTTAAGATTGTTAAAGCTCTTGTAACTGTTGGATTTACAAGAATAGGAATAGCAGATACATTTATTCACGTTGATTTAGATTTAGATAAAACACAAAACGTTATATGGACATATTAAATAAAATACCAAAAGATAAACTTCTACACTTTTTTGTAGGTAGTGTTATATTATTTTTATCATTATTATTTTTTAACACATTATTTTCAGTTAGTATTGTTGTTCTTGTTGCAGCAATAAAAGAAATTATCTATGATGATTTTTATGGCAAAGGAACACCAGAACTACAAGACTTTATTTATACTATACTACCTTGTGTATTTCATTTATTTAACATTTTATTATAATGAGTAATCCAAAATTAAGAAAGAATGGTGGCAAGGGTACGTTTTTTGGTAACCTTTGGAGAGGTGTTGTAAAGAACAATATTCCAATGGGAGAAACAATTGTTGCTGCTATTGATGGAGGTAATCCAGTAGAGGTTTTAAAAGCTATTACAGAAGATAAAGAGATACCAGCAAAAGATAAAGAAATGATGTTGGCTGACCTACAGCAAGATGTAATGGAAATGCAAGAAGTAACTAAACGTTGGGAGTCTGATATGTCTTCTAATAGCTGGTTAGCTTCCAATATAAGACCTTTAAGTCTAGCTTTCTTAACTTTAAGTCTATTTATCTACGTTATACTAGATAGTTCCTTAGAAGGCTTTAAAATAGATTCTGAGTGGGTATCACTACTTGGTAATCTACTTATGTTAGTTTACGGTGGATATTTTGGTGCTAGAACACTAGAAAAAATACGTCACAAGTAAAAGACAAAAAACAAGATATTCCTCTATAAATATTTATCCCCTAAATTTAGAACATAGTTATCCTGTATTGGTATAACTATAATGTTTTCTTTACATACTTAAATCTTAATACTTAAAGATAATATCTTTATCTTCGCCTTTTGGGAGGCTACGATAAGATATGGTTAAAAGGA